TTTGCTATAATCTTGGTTTTCGTAATCTTGTTCGTAGCCATAGTTTTTAGGTTGTATTCCCAATCTTTCTATATCTTCTTTTTCTGGTTCTGGAAGTTCCTCTGGTTCAGAGTTTTCTGGTTGAGTTTCTTCACCTTCTGCTGGTGGGGTCGCTGGAGACTCTCCTTCTTCTGGAGGATTCAATTCAGCATTTGGACCTTCAGGAGTAGTACCGAGTTCGTTTTCGCTTTTTCCTTCTTCGGTAGGAATACCAACGCCCAACAATTGTGGATTCTGTGACATAATTTGCAATTTAAGATCTTCAAGTTTCTGGATTTTTATTCTAGCCATCATTTCTTTAGCTTCTTCGTCATTTATTTTCAAAATCTTAGTAAGAATATCATAATCCGAATACAGAAGAGATCCTTTTAAAGTCGATGCATTTGAGTATCTTGCCGTGACAACTTCTGATCTACTAAGTTCTCTCCAGTCTGAAGGAGGAGTCATTTTTATTTTAAGATCAGAATATTCTTCTTCTGGCCATCCTCGAAGCATCAAATGTTTTTCTGCTATTTCTAAAATACCATCTTCGAAAGACGATTGAAGTCGTTCTATTAGTCTTGCGAATTTTACATCTTGTGCTGAAAGACTGATTCTTGTTATTGCTACATCTTCTGATGCGAAATAATTTTTAGGGAAATTTAGAGAAACAAATAGTTTGTCACGGAAATACTTGGCATCATCTATTTCTCCAAGGTTTTGCGCTCCCGGAAGAGTTTCGATGCGTGAATTGCTATTTGGTCTGGTTGGCATCCATAAATCTTCATCTTGTGCTGGTGGTTGCCATCTTTCTTCTACAGCCGAAGCTCCACCAGCAGTTTTATTGTTGAATATTTTTCTTTTTCTAAATTGATCTTTTATTCTTTCGACAAACGCTTCTGCTTTAAATGGAGGGAGTTGGCCTACATCTATATAAAACACTCGTCTTTCTGGCGCTCTTGTGAGACGATAGATTACCATTGCATCTTCCATTAATCTTAAGGAATGTGCGGGTCCTCTGGCTGGTTCTATAAGAGATTGTCCATACGGATAAAATGTCTTTCTATCATCGCCAATTTTAAAATGAACAATTTGATTAGGTGCAAACCTTATAGCGGTTGTTTGTTGTAGATCTTGATCTGTTTGTTGTGATACTGGTCCTTTTATGATTGCTTGATAATCTGGGCCTTCTTTTGATTGTTGATATTCAAGTAATCTTCCTTTTATTGTTTCAATTCTAAACATTGTTTCTGGAGGAAGCGGTACGGTTTTGTATATGCCTTCTTTTGGATTATCTGGATTTATGATTAGCTCTACGAACCAATCTCCAAATACAACCATGTTTTTAAACCATATCCATGACTTTCTATTTAAATTCAGCATCTGCCTGTGTAGAAGAACGAATTCTACTTCTTTTTTAATTTTTTCATTACTACAAAAAACTTTAAATGAATTTCCGTCATCGTCTTTTTGGCAGTTGTGTAGGATTACAGAATTAGTAGCAAAACATTTATGTTTTTCCACAGAAATATCGTAAACATTTTGTTCATTAGAAGGGAATACACCAACGACTTTTCTTTTCTTTTTGAATTTATTTAGATAATTTAATTCCTTATTACTGAATCCTTCCTTCTGAATTGCGTCTTCTAAAATTGCCCATGTGCAATTCATCATCTTGCCCATTTGACGAGTTTTCAATCCTTGGGTTATCATTCGGCATATTTTGTTTACTCTGTCGTAGTGATCGGTACTTTCCCCAGTTTTCCAATTTTCAATAAATTGTTTTTCGTGAACCCATCCTTTTTCGTGTGAAAATACTCTTGGATATTGGTTGAATTTGTTCTTTGTTATATTTGTATTTGCGTTCACTCTATAAAAAGCCATGCACTCATCGCCAAATTTTAATTCTCCGCATGTTGTCCATGTGCCATCATTTTTTAAAATACGATGATCTGGAGTCGCTATAAGATTAGATCCGTTATCGAATACTATTTCAACTGTTTTGTCTTTTTTTACGAGTCTAGGTGAGTAAGCCCATCCTAAAGATATGTCGTTTTTCTGAAAGTCATAGCAATAAACTAAAAATCTTTCATTTTCATGTGTTTTAACTAAAGATTCAATTGTTTTAAACCCAGAAGGAGTTGCTATTAGTGTACTGCCAGCTACACAAGCCTCATCTGAAAAAACATTCATAGCTCCTTCTATTTCTGGTACGTTTCGTAATCTTTCGTATTCTTTATACCTCATACTCCTGTTGGCAAGAGTAGTGGTATCGATCATATCGTAAGTTTCTCGGAGATTTACATAATTGCTAGGTCCTTGACCATGAAGAAACTCGCTGCCGGGTAGCATTGCGTCTGATTGCGATATACCAGCACCAATGAAATTTTTAGGGTCATTTCGCTTGGCGAGTGGGTCTCTTTCGGTTGCGTAGGTAAATAATTTAAAAAAATCTGCCCAAATTGATGCCATGTTATTCCTTTAGGGAGTACCTTAGTTACCTTTTAGTTAGAAAGTATTTATATAATTTATTATGAGAAAAACAGTTTTTATTGTTTCGCATCTCGGTTCTGGATGTGAAAACTTGCTTTCTTCTTTGTTAGAAAATTCTCGAATTATTCTAATCTCCAATTATTCATGTAACTATTATAGAAATTTGCTCGACATAATTAATGTGCCGTGTAATTTAAAATATAAAAATAAAGCAACCTACTCATTGGACTGCCTTCTTTATAATCATATGTTCTCTGCCCGTGATTCGTATAAAGATTGCAAATTTATTTACCTAATCGATGAGCCAAGATATTCTTTACCAAAAATATACAAAACAAACAAATACCCAAGTATAAACAGTATTAAAAGTTATTATTTATATAGATTGCGAAGAATATGTGAAATGGCAAAAAGAACTGAAAACGCAGTGTTTCTTACCAGAAAAGACTTACGCAATCCAATGTCTTATAAGATTATAGAAAATTATTTAAATTTAAAAGAAAAACTTGAAATAGTGCAAAAAAATGACGATTATTTAAATACAGACTCGATACCCCAAAGTGTTTTAGATGAAACCGAATTGGCGTATGAGAAATACCTTTATTATTTAAAATTACAAAAATTAATTTTCGCAAAATGAGGATTGGCATGAATTGGAATTTAATGGACGATGCAGTTACTTTTATTGATCGCTTAAAATTAGCTTTATTTATAATAACATCGAGTAAATTCACAAAAGGCGAGGTTACTTCTAAATTTGAAAAAAGTTGGTCCAATTGGCAAGAGTCATCTTACTCTGTTTTTGTAAATTCTGGATCATCTGCTAATCTTCTTATGGTCGCAGCTATAAAGGAGCTTTATAAACTCAAAGAAGGCGACAAAATAATTGTTCCTATGTGTACTTGGGTTACAAATGTATCTCCTATCATTCAACTTGGATTGCAACCTATATTTTGTGATATAAATTTAAATGATTTTTCTTTTGATTACGAAGAGCTTAAAAAGATTAAATCTAATCATTCTGATATCAAATGTGTCTTTGTAACTCACTTGCTTGGGTTTCCAGCGAACATTCCTCTTATTAAAGAGATTTTCCCAGAAGCTATAATCTTAGAAGATTGCTGTGAAAGCCATGGTGCCGTGTTAGATTCTGTTAAAGTTGGCAATCTTGGACTATGTTCTTCTTTTTCTTTTTATTTCGGCCATCATATGACCACAATCGAAGGTGGTATGGTTTGTACAGACGATATAGATGTTTACAAGATGCTTTTGTTGAAAAGATCTCATGGTTTGGCGAGAGAATTGCCTAAACAATTTTTTGATGAAGAATCTAAAAAATACCCTGAAATAAATGAAAAATTCTTATTCCTTACCGATGGATACAATTTAAGAAGTACAGAGATAAACGCTTATTTAGGCGTGTTGCAGTTAGGTAGATTAAATAAAACAATAGAAACAAGAAGAGATAATTTTAGTTATTTTATAAATGCTTTTTTAAAACATTATGAAGATTTTTTTTACATACCAAACAAAGAAGGGAATAGCTCTTTTTGTCTTCCTTTGATTTTTAAAGATCAAGAATTGTACTCGAAATTAAAATTAGCACTTGATTGGAATGGTATTGAATATCGTCCTGTTGTTTCTGGAAATTTATTGAAACAGCCTTTCCTTTCAAAGTATAACAATTACACAAATTGCAAAAATGCAGATATCGTCAATGATAATGGAATTTATGTTGGCAACAATCAATTCGTAGAGAGAAAACATATTGATTTTCTTGCTGATATTATGCATTCGGTGATATGCCAATGAAAACTGTTACAATTTCAACGATTGTTAGAGATGGCGAAAAAACCATTGAAAACTATCATAAACTTTTACAAGAATTAGTTAAGTTTAGTGATAGTAAATTTTATTTATCTTTATATGAAAATGATAGTGTCGACAACACACGAAGCATCATAGAAAAACTTGATTGGTCGTTTATTGAAAACAAAATTATATTTGAAAAAATTGGAACTAAAAAATTTGGTTCAGTAGTAGCTCAAGAAAGAGTTGTTAATTTGGCCAATGCTAGGAATAAAACCATTGACCAAGCTAAAGACTTTATTGATGTGTCGGACTTTGTCTTGGTCATAGAACCAGATGTTTTTTATAAAGTAGAAGACATTCATAACT